ACCAAGGCGATAATGTCGGGTATGGGTATACCGCATTACGCAACAGGAAAAGACAATTCGGACGCGTTTACATCAGCCAAGGACGATTGGACGCATTACACCAAAACGCACGCAGTAACGACTGCACAAGAACTTGAAAAGTGGTTAGAATTTCAAGAGAAATTCAAGTCGAACGACAAGGATATTGCCGATATAGAGGAACAAATTTTCTCTATTATGCAGAAACAGACGAAAGAGTTCAACGAACAGTCAAAGGCATACCTTGAAAAGCACAGCGCTATAAACGATTGGGGTGATAACGGCGACACACCGCTTGACGCTTTCAAACGTATAAAAGACAGAAATTATCAAGATTTACAAGACGCAAAAATCACTTGGGACGATTATGTTGACAACGTGTCGGACGCAGGCGAAACGCTTTATGACGATATGAAAAGTTACTCTGACAGTTGGCTTGAGCATCAGCAGAAGTATCACGATATGTCGATAGATGACTACATTGCAGGTATCGACAGAGAGGCGGAACGTCTTGAAGAATTTTATGCGAATGACGTTATTAATTATCAAAAATACGTCGAGGAAAAACAGACACTTGAAGAAAAACGTTATGACGCAGTGGCTCAAAAGAATGCTGACGAGTATTCGGCATGGCAAAAGGACGCAGACGCTTGGCAGGAGTTAAGAAGTACATATGATGATTGGGATAAGTACGGTGACAGTGAGGAAGATTTTCTAAAACGCAAAATTGACCGAGTAAAAGAGTTTTACAATGCGGGTAAAATCAGTTTTGAGGAATTTATTGACGACACAAACAAGTACAGTATGGAACTGTACAAGTCGCAATCAAGTGCGGTTGACGAACTGCTCCAAAAGCAACAAGACTATATTTCAAATATCAAAGACGAATTTTCAAAGCAAGAGCAAGAACTTCGTGACAGTTGGGACGTAGCAGATCGCAAAACCGATATGTCAGAGGTGCAGGCACAACTTGATGTGTACGCAAATTCAGTTACTGATAAGGGACAACAGAAGTACAAAGAGTTGCAGGAACAAATGAAACAGTTGCAACGTGATGAAGAATTGTACCAACTACAGAAAAAGAATAATGCCACTATTGAAAGTCTTGAGGCTGAATACAAGCAAATGGAGGACGGCAAGAAAAACATTCTTACAGGATTGCAAAATGCCGACATCAACATATCTGCATACGTGGCAACAATAACCGATAAGGTTTCGGCGACAGGCGGTAATATAGAAAGTTTGCTAAGTCGAATGCTTGACAAATTCGATAGTTTCAAAATTGAAAATAATTCAATGAGCGACAACAGGAAGATCATAAATAACTTCATGCAAATGACACCGGAAGAAAAACAAGATGTATTGAACAAATACGTAGGATTATAGGAGGAAAGATATGCGTAACGGTTTTGAATTTAACGGCAAAAATACAACGGATTTTAAGCGAGTGACGGTCAGAACAAAGGACCGTCCCGTATTTCCACAGGTAAAGGAGTTTACCGTAAGTGCCGACGAAACAGACGGTGAATATGATTTTACTGACGTGTCGGGTCACGAATATTTCAATACACGAAAATTTCAGATTGATTTTAACATCGGTGCGGACAGTACCGAAGAATTAAACAAAAAGCTAACCGCTATAAGCCATTGGTTTAAGGGCAAAGGCACGCTTATTTTTAACGATATGCCGTTTGTCAAGTGGAACGTAAGGGTAATGGACAGCGTGTCATATACACCAGAACACGACGGCAGAAAAGCCGTTTTGTCAGTGACGTATAAGGCAGAGCCTTTTTCCGAGTTGATATTTGACGCATTGGACGGTCCTTGTCTTGATACGGAAATACCGCTCGACACAGAACAACCGATAAGACAAGACGAGTATTTAACATTGAATGGCAGTGGCACATATAAGAATGTACCGAATGTCGGCGATATACACGTCAAACCTATTATAACCGTAACAGGTGCAACAAGCCCTTTCACGATAGGAAATAACGGCAAAAATATCACTGTTAAGCATACTGGCGATATTGTTATTGACTGCGAAAAAGAGATAGCTTACAGCGGAAATACAAGCCTTATGACGGATATATCGGGCGATTTCTTTGAACTTGTCCCGGGGTTGGATAACACAATAACAGTAACAGGCGGTGGAGTTGTACAGATAAATTACACGCCTAAATTTTTGTACGACGTAGA